GCCAAAGGTTAAAGGTGCGGGCGGCAATGGGGTTCTTCAGGTTATTTTAGGCGCAATACTGGTAGTGGTTGGTTATTTTACATTCGGTGCCACATCCCCGTATGGTGTTGCATTAATCGGCGCGGGTATTGGCACAATGGTCGGTGGCGTAGCACAAATGCTGATGCCCCAAGCGGATACGCTCCAAGACGAAAACCAAGACGGCAACAAGGCAAATAAAGGCTTTGGTAGTGCAGTAACCACAGTTGCACAAGGCAATCCAGTGCCAGTGCTTTATGGTCAGCGTGAAGTCGGTGGCTTTATCGCAAGTGCTGGACAATACCCAGAAGATTTAATGTAATTAAGAGGTTTATCATGGAAGTTATTTTTGAAACAGATTCTGCGGATGTTGTTGATTTAAAGAAGAAGCTAAACAGCCTTCTTGAACACATTGAGCAGCAAAAATTGCCAAACATGCGTCAAGCGGTTATGGCTGAAAAGTCAATCGAGGCGTTTTTTAAGACAAAAGATGAAACCCATCTCAATCGTGCAATTGTTCACCTGAAAGTCATTAAGGGTGAAATTACAACACGAGATCAAATTGACCACATGATTTATGGGTTAGAAATTCCTAAAAAGTAATCAAAAATCAAAAAACACAGGCGCAATGAGCGCCTTTTTTATTGTCTGAGGATAAGTATGAACGCAGTAATTAAGGGCGCAAAAGCAGGTAGTGGTGAAACAAGAAAGGCGGTAATCGCACCCGACTCAGCACAATCTAAAACCTATATTAAAATTTTGTATGGCTTATCGGAAGGTGAAGTCGAGGGCTTGGCGAATGGCTTGCAGTCTGTTTATTTAGAAGAAACGCCACTTCATAACCCGAATGGTGGATCAAATTTTCAGGATATTCAGTTTGATTTTCGACATGGTACGAACGATCAAACACACATTGAGGGTTTTCCTGATATTTCGTCTGAAACAGCGATTAATGTTGAATTGGTTTCGGGTACACCTTGGGTTCGCGCTATTTCAAACACCGATTTAAATGCTGTGCGTGTTCGCTTTAAGTGGGGACCATTACGCCAACAAAATGCTGATAATGGCGATGTGAAAGGCATCACGATTCGATATGCAATTGATTTGCAGACAGGTGGTGGCACATGGGCAGAAGTTTTAAACACTAAGATTTCAGATAAAACCTCAGCAAACTATGAACGCTCACACCGTATTGATTTGCCAAAGTCCGATACTGGTTGGACTATCCGTGTCCGTCGCATAACACCGAACTCAACTTCAGAATATATCAGCGACAAAATGTATGTGGATGCACTAACAGAAGTCATCGACCTAAAGTTAAGCTACCCGAATACCGCCATGCTTGGCTTGCAATACGATGCTGAAACCTTTTCTAATGTTGCAAAAATTTCGGTTGATTTAAAAGGGGTTAAGCTTCAGGTTCCATCAAATTACAATCCAGTGACGCGTACCTATGCAGGCATGTGGGACGGCACATTTAAGCGTGCTTATACCAATAACCCAGCGTGGATTTATTACGACATTTGCACATCAAAACGCTATGCCTTGGGTGATCGATTAACGGCTGCAATGCTAGACAAATGGTCTTTATATCGCCTTGCGCAATACTGCGACCAAATGGTGAATGATGGTAAAGGTGGTCAAGAGCCACGCTTTACTTGTAACGTATATCTACAATCTACCGAAGATGCATATACGATTTTAAGCAAACTTGCTGGCGTATTCCGTGCAATCAGTTATTGGGACGGCAATTCAATTGTTTGTGATGCCGATATTCCACAAGACACATACTTCACATACACTCGCGCCAACGTCATTGATGGCATGTTTGAATATTCAGGCACACGTGCGCGAGATCGACACACTGTTGCAAAAGTGGCTTGGGATAATCCTGCGAATCACTATAAAACAGAATATGTCTATGTGCGTGATGAAGCGGCTATTGCAAAGCTTGGTGTGCGTATTGCTGAAATTGACGCATGGGGTTGTACTTCTGAAGGCCAAGCACAACGCGCAGGGCTTTGGGCGTTAAAGTCTGAGCAGCTAGAAACTCGCACTGTATCTTTTAAAGTTGGCTTAGATGGCTATATTCCGCAACCAGGCAAAGTGATTGAAATTGCAGACGAGTTGTTAGCTGGTCGTGCCAATGGCGGGCGTATCTCTAAAGTTTCTGCAAACTTGCGCACCATTACTTTAGATCGTGATGATGTGGTGTGTCGTGCAGGCGATCGACTTGTTGTAAACGGTGAAGATGGTAAAGCGCAAACGCGAATTGTGTCATCAAAAGTTGGGCGTAATGTCACAGTCACAGTGGCGTTTGATTCTGTTGCAGCGGAAAATGTTTGGGTCGTTGATGCGCAAGACTTAAAAACTATGAAGTTTCGCGTCATGAGTATCACTCAAGACGACAAGCATCAGTTTTCAATCACTGCGCTCCAGTACGAATCAGCAAAATATGATGCAATCGACTTTGGTGCTTTCATTGATGAGCGTCCGATTTCAATCATCAATCCAACAACTCAAGCACCTGTCACTAATGTTTTGATTTCATCTGAAAATATGGTGCAGCAGGGCTTGTCTATTGAAACAATGGTGATTGCTTGGGATCAGGCTGAAGGCGCTACAAAGTATCAAGTTGAGTGGCGCAAAGATGATGGTAATTGGATTAAGTTGCCGATTTCTGGCAGTAATTCAGTTGGAGTTCAGGGTATTTATGCAGGCAACTACGAAGCGCGTGTCACTGCGATTTCTGCATTTGATATTGCCTCTCTGCCAACATATTCAAATCTGACAGCATTGACTGGCAAACAAGGTTTACCGCCTGCTTTAGCCAATATTGCTGCGACTGGCATCTTATTTGGCTACCGTTTAAATTGGAATTTCCCTGCAACTGGTGCGCTTGATACCGCTTATACGGAAATTGAGATTGCAACTACAGCCAACGGTGCCAATGCTGCGCAACTTGGGCTTTTCGCATACCCAACAAACAGCCATGTCATTCAAGGAATGCAGCCAAATTTAACTCGATATTTCCGCGGACGATTGATTGATCGTATTGGGAATATTGGCCCATGGTCGCAATATACGAATGCAACAACATCAGCTGATGCGTCTGCTGTACTTGATATTTTGTCGGGCAAATTAACCGAAACTCAACTACATCAAGACTTGCAAACCAAGATTGACCGAATTGATACCGTTGACGGTGATATTGCTGACATTGTTCAAGCAGTACAGAACGTTGAAGATGGTTTGACACAAGAACGTACTGAACGCCAGTCAGGTGATCAGGACGTATTGAATCAATTGACCATTTACAAAGTCAGTAATGATCAAGCGGTTGCTGCTGTGGTTGGAGAAGTTGAAACCTTAACAACCGAGCAGGGGGCATTATCATCAAAAATTGATGGTGTGTTTGCCCAGGTGAATCCACCGATGATCGGATCAGAATCTGATTTAATCGGTAGTGAAGCAGGCTATGCAGGTGTGTGGTCTGAACAATCAGCGCGAATTGAAGGAGATATGGCGCAAGCACAGCGGACTGAAACAGTACAAACCCAAGTCAATGAGAATCTGGCTTCAATTCAAGAAGTCTCATTGTCCGTCAATGGGTTGTATGCTCAGAAGTTCACTAAAATTGATGTGAACGGCAAAGTGATGGGCTGGGGCGGTGCGAATGATGGCGTTGAAGGCAAGTTTGTTTTTGATGTGGATGTATTAGCCATTGGCAGCGGTGACAGTGTTGGTTATTACCCGTTTATCTTCAGAACTACGCCTTTCACTGATCCTTTAACAGGCACGGTTTTCCCTGTATCAGCATATTTAAAATCGGCAATGATGGATTACCAATCTGTGAAAACTTCACATATTGAAGATCTCGCGGTCAAGGCAGCCAAAATTGACAGTTTAGCGGTAACGACTGCCAAGATTGACAACCTTGCTGTGACCGGTGCCAAAATTGCTGATTTAGCCGTGGATACCTTAAAGATTCAAGATAATGCTGTGACCGTTCCAGTCTCGGCCTTTGCTGAAATCTCTATGGCTGTTGATGGTGAATACACTACCATCCAAACCTTGAATGTTCCCTCAGATATGGGGCATACCATTTTGACTTTTGGTGCTGTATTTAGCTTTAACTCTTATACGTCACAGCAACGATTGCTTTGCCGTGTATTGAAGAATGGCAATGTGGTCTTTGAAGATTTGGAGGTTCATTTTATTGATTATGCTTCTGTCGGTGTGACCTCAAGTAACAGCGGACAGCACCAACATGGTATGACAATGAATTTGACAGGCAGTACAAGCAGTGCTGGTGGTCACAACCACTCGTTCAGTGGATCAACAGGCAATACATCAATTAGTGGTGTTTCAAATTCCTCACACAGTCATAACTACAGTGGCAGTACTGGATCTACAGGAGCACACACGCATAGCTTAAATTTAGATGGCTCTGTAACGATGGGGCTTGATGGTATCCATAGACATGATGTTGAAATTCGGGGCAGCGCACGAAGTGCAGGAACTTTGAATATTTCACGTCATGACTCAACAGGAATCGCAGGCGCATTCCAGTTGCAGTTGAAATCAACTTCAGGTGGCAGCGTCAATGTGTCACAGCGTTATATTCATGCAATGACAATGAGGAAGTGATGGCTTATTTTGCAGTGTTTGATGTGGCAACAGGTAGAATTGAAAATATTGTTGAATGTCCTGAGTTCCTGGTGAATACGATTCACCTAGAAACAACTCAAGATGTGATACGGGTTGAATCTCAAGTTTCTGCCGCGCAGTACCATGTTATACATCGACAACTTTATAAACTGTTTTAACAATTTGATCGAGTAATAGCACCTTGCGAAACAGTGTTTCTCAGGGTGCTTTTTTATTGCCAAAAATTAGGGGGTATCGTGTCTAAACACAAAACACAAGCTGCTGCTGAAATCGAAGTGTGAATTTTTAAATTAAAGCAAGCGTCCGAAAGGGCGTTTTTTATGTCTGGAGAAAAGACAATGCAAGAAAACACGTTACCATGGATCATTAAATTAGTTCCAGCAGTTGTGGGGGCAATCCTTGCTTTAGTGCTAAGTGGGGATATTGATAAAGAGGGGAAAATTCAGGTCACGTTAGGCTTGATTGGCAAGTTCTTATTTAGTGTGTCAGTCAGTTTGTATGGCGGTGCTGCATTCATTGAATACTACGAATTAAACCAATATTCACACATGGCGCAAGGCTTTGTGATGTTGATTTTCGCTGTATTTGGATTATTGACGATTGGTATCGTTTATCAATCAATTGCACTGATGCAAGGTAAATCAATTGCAGAAGTCATTACGGAAGTGAAAGCTGCTTTCGTTGCGATTATCGGGGGTGGGAAATGAAATTAATTGAAAACTGGAAACAGGCATGGAAACTCAAGTCGGTACAAGTGGGCGCAATTAGCGCCTTTTTTTATGCCCTGATTTTATTCTCAGAACAGTTTTTAAATGTCTGGGCAGTGATTCCGCAAGAGTTGAAAAACAAGATTCCTGAAAACGTTGCTGAGTGGGTGGGGATGTTTGTTGGTGTGGCCATGGTGCTGGCACGCTTGAAAAAGCAACCTGAAATACATCCTGTACCTAAATTATTAGGTTTTGCTGCATTACCAGTAAATTCGATTACCTTTGATCAGGCCTTTCAACGATTGATTGGCCATGAAGGCGGGTACAGCAATGATGAGCGTGATCCGGGTAACTGGACAGGCGGAAAGGTTCGTGTGGGCATGTTAAAAGGTACCAAGTTTGGCTTAGCTGCTAACACCTATCCAAATCTTGATATTAAAAATCTCACATTAGCCCAAGCCAAAGAAATTTATAAAAAAGACTGGTGGGACAAGTTAGGTGGTCACGGTCTGCATTCGGCCATTACTTTCCAGCTTTGGGACTTTGCAATTAATGCGGGTAAGAAACGGGCAATCATTGAACTCCAGCAGGTTGCGGGTGTGACTGCTGATGGCATGATTGGACCTAAAACAATTGCGGCAGTGAATGCCTTGGATCTGAATGATGTATTGCTCTCGTTGACGGCAGAGCGATTGAAGTTCTACACCTCGCTTGGTACATGGTCTACATATGGCAAAGGCTGGACGAATCGTGTAGCGGATAATTTGAAATATGCTGCTCAGGATAACTAGGAGTTGATATGACTGAAGATGTAATCCAACTCACTCCTTATTTGGAACATTGGAGCAGTGGTATGTATTTATTCAAATGCCCTGGCTGCAAATATCTACATCCATTTCATGTGGGTGGACATCCAAATGGCAGCAAATGGACTTTTAATGGTGATGTAAATAAACCAACATTTACGCCATCCTTACTGGTGAATGATCATCACCCAGAAAGTCGCTGCCACTTATTTTTGACAGATGGAAAGATTCAATTTTTATCTGATTGTCATCATGAATTGGCAGGGGAAACAGTTGATATGATACCAATTGATATTTAGAGTTTTCGTGCTGTGCATCCTGCTTTCAGGCTGCACAGCG